GGAGATCTCAGAGATAGCCAAGATAGCCAAGATCCCCACCAGGCGGGTGCTGACGGACGGGCAGCAGATCAGGGTCTTCTCCTGTCTGCTTGACGTGGCGGGGCGGGAGGGCTTCATCCTGCCCGTGAGCAGCAGGGAGAGCGCGGAGGGCTACCAGGGGGCCACCGTCATCGACCCCGCGCCCGGGTTCTACAACACCCCGGTGCTGGTGGTGGACTTTGCCAGCCTCTACCCCACCATCATCCAGGCCCACAACCTCTGCTACTCCACCATGATCCCCGGGGACAAGCTGTACCTGCACCCCCACCTGGCTCCGGGGGACTACGAGACCTTTGACCTGAGCAGCGGCACGGTGCACTTTGTAAAGAAACACAAGACCGTGTCGCTGCTGGCCACCCTCCTGAACGTGTGGCTGGCCAAGAGGAAGGCCATCAGAAAGACCCTGGCCACCGAGGCCGACGAGGCCACCAGGACTATCTTGGACAAGCAGCAGCTGGCCATCAAGGTCACCTGCAACGCGGTGTACGGGTTCACCGGGGTGGCCTCGGGCATCCTGCCCTGCCTCAAGATAGCAGAGACGGTGACCTTTCAGGGCAGGAGGATGCTGGAGAGGTCCAAGAGGTACATAGAGGCGGTGACCCCGGAGGGGCTGGCCGCCATCTTGCACAGGCCCGTGGCCTGCGCCCCGGACGCCAGCTTTAAGGTCATCTACGGGGACACTGACTCCCTGTTCATAGACTGCAGGGGCTACAGCCCCGAGGCGGTCACGGGGTTCTGCGACGAGCTGGCCGCGCACATGACCCAGGCCCTGTTCGTGGCCCCCATCAAGCTGGAGGCGGAGAAGACATTCAAGTGTCTGATCCTGCTGACCAAAAAGAGGTACATAGGCATGATGACTACAGACAGGGTGCTG